GTGTGAAGGGATGATCTAGTTTGATTAGCTGCTGCTCCAGCAAATTCAAATGGCAGGATCATAGTAGCGGCGGAGGATACGGACTGTTTTACAAAATCTGTAACAACATCAACCGGATTGAACCAGTTGACCTCTCGCTCATCATTTAACTTCTCACCAAATAATGGATCGACTATAGCCCTTTGGGCGGCATAAAAGGCCGGAAGCTCATAAGGAAGTCTACGTCCAGCTCTGACCATCTTCTGCTGGAGTGTATCCCTAAACGACCAAACTACAGCGGGTTCTCTAAGTACACCCTTTCCTGCAGCTGCTCTCTCAGAAGTATTTAAAAATCCTAAGCCACTTGTTTCCTGAAGTCTTCCATCCAAATCTATCCCAGTAGTTAATTTACCATCCATTTCCCAAACAAGGTCTGTATAGGCTCTGTCCCCACCAGCCCTGGTTAAACCCTGAAGTTCGTCAAGATGTTTTCTTAGTTCTGTTACAGATTTTACAATTGTAGTCGCGTAACCAACAGTTTCATTAGCTGCTCTATCCTGTATTTTTTTAGCTAATCTTAACCCACCAGCCTTGGTTATCTTTGACGCAGCAAAAGCGCCGACCATCGTAGCTGCAGAAGAGGCGAAGAATTTTACTATAGGATTTCCATTAACAGCTCTAGAGAGAATGCCAGAATTTGGAGAAATTCCATCTGTCTCTTCTCCAGTAGTAGGTACATCCCTGGATGTTACACTGTGTCCTATATTGTGTATGGGACCAGGATCTCTAATCATAAAATTCCCCTATTAGTTAAGACCCCAAAGCTTATGGGCTATCGGGTCGTTAAGCCCCGCCGCACCGGTTGGCTTTGCCTTTTCATGCTTTTCAGCGGCCTCCATGCGCTTTCTTATTTCCTCTTCAGGATCTATTAGCTCAAGAGTAATATTGGTAGATTCAATACCGTTAATTCCTTGTTGTATTTCTATAATCTTTTCAGATAACGCTACTTTTTCTGCTAATTGAGAAAAAGTCATATCCTCTAAGTCGTCAGGAGAATATGAACTAATAGTAGCGAGAACAAACGCTTTCATTAAATTTTTTACTTCATTTGCCTGTTCCCTTTTAGACATTAATACATGTCTAGCCATTTTAGCTGAAGAAAAACCTGATATATCTATAATCTCTTCCGCCAATGAAGAAACCACACCAGGGGGAACTTTATTTAAATCAAAATCGACAGGATGCACAATAGCTTCCTGTAATATTATATCTTCTATGTCAGCGTAGGAGTAGTCGTTTGACTCCTGAAGATATAGAACTTTTTCATACTCTTTAAATGTTAATTCACGAAAATATAAATCTACATTTTTTACAGTAACATAGTATAGATTTCCATACTTGTATTTTAGTTCAAATATCGAGCTTGCTTCGAGCATTAAACATCACAGCTGTCTTACTTCTAAGGCAACGAAACCAGAAGCTTCCAATACTTCTTGAGCTATTAAGGAAGGAACACCAGCCATAGCACCGGTTAGGTCTTTAGAGGAAATCTTTGGATACAGAACGCATACTTCTGCTATAGCTTCTTCATTCCACATATTAGCTTCAGCTGAAGTCATTTGCCCATCTTGGACCAAAGACTCCATGTGTTTTACGATATTCTTGTATTCTAATCTATTTAAGACTCTCCAAACAATATGATTATCATAAGTGACAGAAGTTACATATACATCACCATACTCTTGCTTCCAATCAATTATCATTCCTGCAGTTGGTCCACCGGGCCATATTTCCTCATCAGAATCTAAATCTTCAACAGAAACATTATCGTTATCTGGATCTATAGAAACTTCTACATAATCTGAGATTGAAATATTAGCCTCTTCATCCTGTGAAAAAGCAGAAGTATCATTTTCTTCATGGGTTAAAATTTCATCAATGTTCTCAGTTTCAACGGTAACTTTTTTAACATCAGACATAAATATCTCCTTTTATATTTTACAAAACATTATATCATATTGCGGTTCCTGGCGGAATTATAGATCCCGGTTCGACATCTACATCTTGCCATACTCTATTTCCATTATCATCTAAAGTAAACGGAGCTGGTTCTAAATCATCAAAATTATCAGAGGCGTTGGTAATCTTAAGATTTTTAATAAATGACACATCGGCGTCAGAAAAATAAAAATCTCTAGCCATGAACTGATATGTCTCAACAAGAGGACTTCCGCCAACACTGTATGAATTAGTACAACTTGTGAGATTGACTTGCTGAATTACAACTTTCATAGGATTGGTTAATGAGTCTACTTTTATATTTCTTTCATTAACGTCTGATGCTATAACTCTATCTATGGTGTCTCCGACCAATAGGTCTTGAGAGTTAAGTATATCCCTAGGTGTTAATGCTGTTTGCTCTGCTCCATAAACTATTACGAAGTTAAATGGCGGGTGTGCACTAAATATATTCTTAGAATCAATAGCATCAGAATATACATCATTTGTTATTCTGTCTAACTGGCTGTATGACCAGTATTTCTGAATGTTTTCCTCATCTGTTGGCGTTCTTGCATACTCTGAGGAGAGTTTAGATATTATGCTATTTCCCTGATTATTCCCTCCAAAAGAATCAGCATTAACCCTATTCAAGGCTGCCTTTTCAAGCAGTTGCGTCATCCTTTGTGGATATCTTGTATATAATGTAAACTCCCCAACAACCACTCTGGTACCCATCATAACAGTGTCATAGTTGTAAGACCAAAAACCATAAATAGGCTGCTTTTCCTGCCTAACAGAATAGGCAAACGATGCTAAGTCCAACTCGTCATCAACATCAAAAAGGCCATCAATATAAACCCTTATATCCTCACCACTAAAGTAGTAGTCGTAATAACTGTTGAAGTTTTTACCACCCTCTTTAGCTCTGCCTGCCCATTTTAAATCTATTTTTTCAGACAAAGGGTTTAAAATGAATTCTTCTGTTCTCTTAGCGGACATTAGGCGGTACTACCTCATCTATCATGTTTGATTGGTATAACTTAGAAAGATCTTCTACAACTTGATCTCCAAAGATATTATACTGTATATTCAACTGCCTTTGAACAACTTCTGGGCTTTGTGTACTATTTGGATTATCTGAGTCTGACCTATCATGTGGAGAAACCATCTTAACCATTGGCTGTATTCCCCTGGCCATATAGGTGTATGTTTGCTCTATGATTAAGTCGTCTATAGAGAGTGTTTGACCCTCATCTACTATTGTAACTCCAAATATCTTCATTTTTGACATATTTCCATATTCATTAAAAAATGAAACTACAATATCGAAAGGAGGTAGCATGTCTGCTAGGGGTGCAAAAAATCCATTTCTCCTCGCAAGCAAATCCCTATATTGAGATATCCTATAGAAAACATATTCATTAAAAACTGTAAATATTAAGCTACCTGCAATAGTTCTACCACCTTTTATGAAGCCACGAGGATTTACGTGGCCAAGAGTTCTAATTGGAGAATTCTCCCTATGCATAGAGTAGGAGAGAGTTTGTATTTCACCCAGCTCTAAAACTTCTCCAGGTCCGGTTATTGATCCATCAGAACCTATGGTGGGAACAATTATTGTAGCTATGGCATCTGCGCCAGAAAAAGAAATCTGACTAGTATTATAATTTATTTGTTCATAATCTTTAAGGGATCGAGAAGATTCAACTTCATTTGGAATATCAACTATATTTGTAGCTTCTTCGACAGTAGTTCCTCTTCTTATTATCCAATCCATTTAAATTTTCTCCTTAACTAGAGATGCACGGGGTAGACCCCCGTGCATCTCAAACAGCTATACAGCGATAAATTCGCCTAGAGTATTATACGTCTTGATAGATTGAACCCTGACCATTATTAATGGTTGTTGTAAATCTTTCATTAATAAGACCTGCGTTATCTACTCCAGCAGAATTATCAATATCAAGCGTAAACATTGGCCCAAGCTCTCTGGCGACATACGTCATTGTTTCCTCAATAACAATGTCATCCATAGACGCACCGGAGCCTTCGTTTAGAAGTTCCACTCCATAAATAGAGCGAACTGCTGCCTGACCGTACTCATTAGCAAAGGTAATAGTGATATCAAAAGGCGGAATTTGATCCGCGTAGTATGGAAGCTTTCTAGCTACACCTGTTCCATAAGCTTCCTCGTTGACGATACCTCTTGAATGGTTGCTGTCACCGGGAATTGTGTTATGACTTCTAGTGTAGAACCATTGACTTCTATTGGTGTCATGGTTTTCAGCTATCATCTTGTAAAGAGCTGGTCTGTCAAAAACAGTAAATATTAACGAACCAGCGATACCTCTTTTACCTCTTGAGAAAGAACGAGGATTTGGTGAACCCATAGTGTATATGGGAGCTTTTTCTCTGGTTACTGAGAAAGTGATACCGGAAAGAGCACCAATTTCAACGCCACCAAAAGTGGCAACGATATCTGCACCAGAAAATGTTGTATACGTGTTCAAATACTTTTGAACATTATCTCCTTCAGCCATTTTTACCCTCCAATCGGTATTTTATGTAGGCTTTTTATCACAGGTTAATTGCTACTCGAACTTCTATATTCTTAAGCTCGAATGCAGGTGTTAGAACAAGGTCAACTATAGCCTTATTCTCATTCGGCACGTAGGTTACTGTGAAATCACTTGACAATATAGCGCCACGTAACTGCATGCCGCGCAAACCAGAGGTAATAGCTGTTTCCATTGAATTTCTGGTTTGAACGTTTGATGGCATACCGATAAATTTTTGACAAACCTGTCTAACTATACCAGTAGCATCATCTATTATTCTCTTAGTTGTCAAACGAGTGTAATCCGATGTGCTTTGTGCAAAAGTGAGACTCTCACCAAACACAGCAACCTTGTTAAAGTTTATGATAACAGGGTTAACTCCCTTCTCAGACAAAGAGGCTTGCTGAGTTCTTGTGGGAGAATAGCGGATTGACTCTACATTATAGAGTGGCTTGTTTACCAATGAACTATATGAAGGCAATGTGCTCATGGTGGCAGCAAATGATGCAGCACCGTTTGAATAGCCAAAATCTATGAGACCTGAACCATAGTTTATTGGCTTAACTTCACCAGCAACAACTGCCACATATGAACCAACAGATTTGAAAAGGTCACTACCATCTCTGTCTGGTAAGTTTGTTAGTGCTAAATGAGTAGACGTTTGACCGGGTGTCATTCTCTCAGAAACTCCGTAGTAAGGCTTTATACCAATAACTCCTACACACGGATTAGTATTTTCTGATATAGCTTTGCAGGCAGCACCAACTTTATAAGCCCAGTTAGAGCTTACAGTTGATGTATTATCGGCATGAAAACCAAATTCTGCGTCGTTGCTTGGTGTAGCTGGATCCTCCCAATCATCTGGATGACCACCTCTACCCCATGCTAAAATAATATCGGGAATTGCAGCTTCGGCTGCTTCGAATGCAGCGCTGAAAATATCACCGCCACCTTGCGTAACTGAAGTCAATGATCCAGTATTATGTGTGAAAACGGTGTCACTTGGTAAGGGGACTAAGAAGACTCTTTCAGCACCGGCTGTAACGAGCTCAACGAATGCTCTATGTAAGTCTGAGCCATCACCAAAAGCAGTTATAACGTCTGCTTCATTTAATGCTCTAACTACGTCAAGATCCTGTACGTTACCAGTGCCGTCTGCTGTACTGCGCTTAGCGATGGCAACAACTCTAGGTCCGGTTGGCGCATCACTTCTTGAAACCGTATAAAAACGATCTCTAATTGTTGTAGTTACTCCAGGTATAGCCATATTATTTTAAGACCTCCAGCTAAGGATTATGAATCTTCAAATATAGTAACACGGAACTTATAAAAACAACCATCCATAATTTCTCAATAAAAAAATATATATATTCAAATATTGATAATTATTGATTTGGAGTAGAATTTTCGTCTGGTGTAGACATTTGAAAATGATCCCTAAGAACTAAATCTGTGTCTTCCATTATCTCATAGACAGGGAATCCGTCATTATCCATTCTTTCAACCCTAGCGTAGGTTTCAGACTCTCTGATCAGCTCCTCGGAACCTACTTCATTAACCTGGTAAGATGGTGTGGCAGAATATATATCCTTCAACCAAGCTCTGGTATCTACAGCTATTTTTTGTATTCTTCTATTAGAGATAGCAAAAGTTTTCTCTGTCGTTAACATATACATAACTTGCCTCTGAAGAATGTCTTTTCCATCTTTATTGATATCCGAATCAGACACCCTTCTGGCATATACTAAGTCCGACGCACCCATGGCCTTAAATATTGGTGTATATTCAACCATAAAATTCTCAAATTCTTCTATTACTTGATCTACAACTACGGATGCGTCTGCATCGTCAAACGACTGCTGGTTATCGGAGCCAAAAAAGGTACCCACTTCGGCCATTACTGTAAAACTGACTATATTTTGAAATTTCTGACCATATATTGTTATATTTTCATTGATAGAATTATTTAATTGATGCCTCATTCTTGGCTTCGGGTCCATAGTGTGAGGCTTCCTAAGCTCTAAAGAATATCCAATAGTTATTGGTGGATATTCAGAAGGTGTCAAACCCGCAACATTTGAAGAAGAAATTGCAGTTACTGTTTCATCAAAAGAAGTACTCACATCCCTATTTGGATTATAGGGTATAATCAATATTTCTGGATGTAACTCTTCCCAAATTTTCTTTACCACTTGAACAAATTCAAGATAATTTAAAGAGCCAGAATATATTTCATCTACTCCCTCGGAATTAGTCCTAGTAAATCCAGGCGCAACCAATGGATTCTTACCAAGCCTGTTCCATTGAGAAAAATTAGGAAAAGTATTATATCTCATTACCATATTATGCTCCTGGTCCTGCTGATAGGGAGAAATCTATTTTCTTTAGACCTAGAGAAGACAGAACTTCTATATCGAATATTAGATGACCTATGTTTAGAGAGTCAACAGTTACATTAAAAGAATAATCATTTATTGCACCATCAGACAACAAGCCGTCTAGCATCTTTTTTATCTTCTCACTAGTAGAATCGTAAGATAGCCTACCAATAGCTTGGGAGGCATATACTTTAGTCTCATTTATGAGTCTTGCCATTAGCCTCATTTGCTGAGCTTTATGCAGCGTATTTCCAGTCCTAGCTAAAGTGTAATCATTTGTAACGTAAACTTCAAAATCTATATTCCTCTTAGTTTTTTTACCTCTATATATGGTATTTACACCAAGATCTTCTAATCTCATATACTGTGAGTGAGAAAGATCTGATCCAAATACCGAAACTGCCCCTGGAATTCTCTTCCTTATTAAAGAACTACCTAACCCGTTAGAGGCAAGCATTGCTGCATATGACGCACAAACTGAGTCAGTATAGGTGTACCTTATTTGAGGATGACTATATAAACATTCACCATAAACCGGAACAACAAATCTACCTATATCGGATGAGATAAATCCGTTTGAATACGTAGTAAGCTTATTTACCAGTACTGAATTCTGCTCCATTAATTCAATATCAGAAGAATTAAATCCGTTTGTCCTAGATCCGATTACACCCATCTGAACAAATCCAGTTTCATTATTAAAGTCATAACAATATTGAGCGAGTTGTGTTATGAAATCATAGTCTCCGGTTCTAATTATGGAAGCCTGAAGAGGAGCAATAATATCTATGAAATCTAGTTCACGTATTGCAAAATACGTTTGCTCCAACCTTTCGTAGTATCTTTGGTAAAATGTTTTATTTGTCAAGTTACCTTGGTAATCAAAAACATTTCCAGACCGAAGTCTGTAATTAAAATCATCAATATACTCATACATGGGAGCGGCAGCGCAGGCGACTATATCAGTTGCTCCGGCCGCATATGCGTTAAGAATACCTCTCAAAAGAGGTGAATTAAAATCAGCCTTAAGAGTATCAATAGCGTGCTGTATGGTTTTAACCCTAAATGGTTGATTTAACTCAACCCCATCGGCATGCCCTATTAATAGTAGTGTGCTGTGATTAGTCCTAGCCAGCTGCTTATATTCAGGCCTATAATTAACTATTGAGCTAGTATTATTTGCCAGAGAAACTGGAGATAAATATGATTCAGTATTAACAACCTGAAAAGATGAATAGTTCCTTAAAATAGAACCATCAGGACCCTCAACGGAAGCCTGAACAGTATAGATTCCCTCATATAAGGACATAGGAATTCTATATGTAAAAACTATCTCATCATATACATTGTCCGATATATAAGAGTCTTTATTTACCTCAGAGTCCTGCTGGGTAGAGGAATATGGACCATCTATAACTGGTCCAGATGTACCATCGCCTCTGAATATGCTAATTATAATCTCTTTAGGTGTAGCTAAAGATAATGGATTATAAACATTTAAATCTGAAGAAAAAACAAACTTAAAGTTAGCCCTTTGATTATTATACAGAGTAATCATATTAGCCTTCTCTTGTAGCGCCAACTATCCAATAGTCAACCTTGCCCATTCTACCCCTAATTGGAGTGGCTGTATCTATTCTAAATCTAGTAGAATTTTTATTTATTTTAACAGATATAGATTCGTAAATCCTGTCTCCCTCTTTTGGGTTAACGGTACTTTCGAAATAATAAACAGCATCATATTTAGTAAAGATACCAGCATCTAGCTCTTGGACAGAATTGGCATTAATAGACCCACTCTGACCTAATTGCCTAGCTGTGATTCTTTCAAGTTTATCTGAATAATTTCCATTAGACTGAATTCTTTGGACATAGACATCATGACCCCATTGCTTAAGTATCTGCCTAAATGTTCTCTTTACGTTAATCATAGCTTCTTAGGTCTCTTTCTGGCATCTGGTCTGAATCTCTAGGAGGCTGCCTACCTGGACCATATAATTCCCTATCTGAAAGATATATTATCTTACCCGTGTCAGGATCTCTAACTCCTCCAGATGTACCAATTTTTTCATTTGGAACCCCTCTAGGAAGTATGGATCTTGGTCCGACTTTTGCCGAAATTAATTCTTTCCTTAACGCAGCTGCTATCTGACACCATGTCGAAGCGTTATCTCTTGTGACCGTATTTCTTGGTACATTTCTATTATTAATTGAAAGATCTCCAAGAGTTATAGACATTTCGTCATCTCCACCAAATCCGTATGTTCTAGTTAAATCACACGCGGTAGCAGCTTTTATATAGTCATAAACTATAGTGGGTAGCTGCGTAACATCTTGATCATCTCTAAGCTTATAGAGCTTCTTTACCTCTTCGGAATAAACATGAACTATTTCACCAATTTCCAACATTGATGCATCGGGAAAATAAGGTGTTAATTCGTCCGGATCTATATATAAAGGATCAACATCTGCCGCAAATACTATATATTCATCGGCACCTAAAGTAACTACTGGTTGATAAGTTTCTGTGGTGGTACTAACGTACAATTTTTGTTGAACAATAACAGTATTGCCATTCTGGAGTATTCCAGAAAACTTTACATTATATTCACCAGCTGCATCTGGTATGAAATCATAATAGAAAGAAGATGGAGTTTGGGGATCCGCATCCTCTGAAACTACTATTGATCCAGATGAGTTTTTTATTTCTACATTTACAGAAACAGGAGATAGGTCCACCTCTTCACCAGTTGAAGGGTCTACATCTACGAATCTGACCCTTATTCTAACTGTGTCATTTACTAGAACTTTTTGAGTTGACATAATTCCTCTATTCTAAGATGTTTGTATTATAGTAACATCTGCAGTGCCAGCTGAATTATATTCTAGTATTATAGTTTCTGCCGAAGAAACTGCAAAAGCTTCCCGTTTTTCAACATTAAAAGCTATATAACCACTATCATAAGTCTCAAACGTTAACGAAGCGGTAGACTGGGTTACTTGCTCTTTACCAGTTCCAACAATAACTTTATTTGCAGCTACAAAAATTAATGTTGAAGTAATACTTTCTGGATGAAGTAATACGACTTTTCTTATATCCAAATTAGATATAACCGATGTAGGACCAAATGTATTAGGTTCTACAATTCTAACTCCATTGTATTGAAAATACGGCTCGTCATACTCTATCAATTCGTTATACAGCATGACTTAAACCTACTTTATTAGTATGTACCACCGTCAATGACAAATCCGCTTAGAGTTGAGCTATTACCATAAAGGCTGCCCGAAATTCCCACACCACCAGTAACCACTAGTGTACCATTTGTGTATGCTGTAGATGCGGTATTGGCAGTGAATGTTACACTGCTGTTAGCAGACAAAGTTGTAAAAGCTGCAGTTGATGGATCCAGTGTCCCAATGCTTGAATTGGTTATTGTCTTATTACTTATTGTTTCTGAATTAGTTAATGTAGCTAGAGTGCCAGTTGTAGGAAGTGTTACCGAAGTATTTCCTGTAGCTGTTATAGTTGTGGTAAATGCTCCAGAGAAGGTTAAATTACCACCAATGGTTATTGTACTTGAACCATTATTTACACCAGTGCCGCCGTATGTAGGGCTTACTATTGTACCCTGCCATGTTCCAGAACCAATAGTTCCAACTGAAGTAAGGCTAGATGTAGTTACGCCAGAACCAAGTGTTGTTGCATTGAGAACGCTAGTGCCACCAATGTAGTATTCCTTACCAGAGACAAGGTTCATGTGCTCTGAGGATGTCCAAGCGTCTGTCGCATCAACCCAGTTAAAAGTTTTGTCAGTGTCTCCCTTAACTGTTATACCAGCTCCGTCGGCAGATGCGTCCGTTGGGGAGGCAGTACTAGCCAATTCTATATTCTTATCATCAACTGACAATGTGGTTGAATTTATAGTGGTTGTTGTACCATTAACAGTAAGGTCGCCCGTAACAACTAAATCATCATTAACTGTAACGGTAGATGTTGATGAACCAATATTTACGGCTGTAGCCGAAACTGTGCCAAGATTAATGGTGGTAGCGTTAGATGTAAATATATTTCCTGTTGTAGAAGTAGTAGTTATATCCCCACCATTTACTGCCGCATCTCCGGTTAAAGTAATGTCTACAAACTGTGGACTTGCACCGCTATGGATATCCTGTGGAAGGGACAGTGTCACAGCAGAAGTCTCAGAACCAGAGCCGGTAACTGAAACCTGATTAGTGGTACCTGCTATCGTAGCTATATAGTTTCCGGTTGTCTGGGTTCCAAGGTTTACATTTGATATGGAAACAGCTCCAGATGACACCGTGAAATCGCTAGAAGAAAAGGAAGCGATACCCTTATTGCTCGAAGTTGCATCTTCTCCGGAAATTGTAACGGTGTTATTGGAAACAGTAACATCTATCCCTTCACCTTCAGCAAAGGTAAGGGTGTCTGTCAACAAGTTTACTGTATCAGTATTGGTGTTGTTATCAGCTATAGATAGTGCAGTAGCTACAGAGGCCGTACCAGCTGCTGTTAATCTACCTTGTTCATCCACAGTAAAAGTTGGAATCTCTGTTGATGATCCATAGCTACCAGCTGTTACTGCGGTATTGTCAAGATTAATCGTGAGGGTATTATTTCCCGCATTTGTTGCAACTTCTGATGAGAGACCAGTTCCACCAGATATGGTTACTGTTTCTTCATCGCTAACTTCTTGAGAAGTTCCAGAGTCTGCGGCTAAAGTAAACGAGTATGTTGCTGCTGTTACGGCAGAAGCTACGTAAGCTGTGGTAGCTACTTTAGTGGAATTGTCACCGGCTAACTGAGTGGTTGCAGTTGCAGAACTCCCTAAAGAGACTGTACCGCTAAAAGTTTTATCGCCAGTTATTGTCTGCGCTGTTGACTTGGTAACAAATGCTCCAGAACCACCTATGGCCAATATAGTGGTAGCTGTTCCGCCTGCTCCACCAGTTCCTTCTCCATAATAAAGAACGTCATCAACTTCATTAAAAGCTAGTTCTGCGTTCTCTAGACTACCTGGTGCGCCAGCGTCACCACTAGACCTTCTCTTAATTCTTATAGTATTAGCCATGTTTAAAAGTTTCCTCCATCAACGAGATTTTCTTCAGAATAATTAACCCATTCAGAGCCAGTGTAGCGCAAAACATCACCAACTGTAGCTACAGAGATAGTAACGTCACTTAAGCCGTTTAAAACGGATTGATTAGAAATGTTAGACTCAGCTGCAATTATTCTATCTTTGACTGTTAAATGACTACCAGCAGGATTTACACCTAAAACCGTTTGTATTGCTTCGATAGCATCATTGGCATCAGCGTGTTGCTTATGGTGTGGAACACTCGTAGAGTTAAGCCTATCAGTAGATGTTGGATTTTCCAATATGTCTAAAGAATTAGGATAATTTGTAGCCATGTAAACTCCCTTATAAACTAAATATCTTAGTTATTAAGTCACTCCATTGTATAGTAACGGATACTGGAGAACTAGTACCTTGTACTGGTAATCCGTCTGCTGTATCTATATATGCTATTAGTCTTGAAGTCGAACTGGATCCAGTTGACTCATAAATAATTAAGTAACTAAAACCACTAGTTCCATAATCTTCTATTGTCTCATTTTCTGCGTCTAAGACTCCATCTGTAATTGTAACATTTTCTAAAATATTACTAGAAGCTGCTATATTTAGCGGGTTTATGTCTGACAGATATCTATGGTTATCTATATCCAAAGAGTAACCCGATGTAACAAGCGCAACCTTTAAATTTACTGCTGATAAATTAATTGAACCACCTAAAAAATCTTCTTTTATACTAGTATACAATTGATTAGCCATTAAACCCCTACCTCTGAAGATACAATAATTCTATATTTATATCCTGTTTGATAATACGTCTTATCATCGACATAGTAAACAGGAGTTGTATCATCTGATGGAAAGTCTATAAAAACATCAGGCTTCCATGAATGAATAGACACTTGTGCAGGTACATTTTCCCATCTTGATGGAGCTCTCTGCATTAGTTTTCTTTGGACCTTGAAATATTTTGAAGTTAAGAAATTGCTAGCAGGCCTTTGATTAAAAGTTATCGTAACTCTTCCATTATTTTCTGAATTATCTATATAAAATGATCCATTAGATGGCTGAACTTCTTTTATATAAAATTCAGGATTTTTTGCTATTATTTGGTAACCGGTATCAAAATCTACTTTTACAGATTTATCCTGTATTAATATTTCTTCAATTACAGTTCCTGTTGAAATTAAACTACTTGGAGTAGCAGATTCTTCTGGTGTTGTAAAACTAAAACTGTCAGAATCTATAGTTAAGCCTGCGCCATCTTTTAGGTTACTAATTGTTACAACATACTCAGTATTTGCTTCTAAAACTACATTCCAAAAAAGTGTAAGCGCACGACTTATGGAGTTGTAATGAATTAAGGTATTAATATCTCTAAATGGAGAACTAATAGGAGAAGATGGTTGGGAAGCTTTTGTTAAAACGAAGTTTTCGTCTAACAAAGAGCTTATTTGAACTGAACGAACAAATTTTATTTGTAAACTATTTACTCCAACAATAAAATTGTTAACTAAAGTTGTAAAAGCCACTTAATCACGCTCCAAAAGATATCTTATACATTAATAGTAACAATCAAAAACTTATATAAAACTAGGGGGCGGCAGATTTCTCCACCGCCCCCTAGCCTTTAGGGTATTCGTAACTATAACAACCCTAAGGTTTTATCAGCTGGCCTCGTTTGTGACCATAACCTCGTAGTTGCGAGCAAGGCTGACGTTCTTAGCAACGGTTATACCCTCACCGTCACCAAGCATCACGATATCATAGCGCTCTTTCATCTTGAGTGAGCGAATGTCACGTGAAGGATCGTCAAATTGATCCGTGCTCATGTCATCTTTAACCAGGAGTGTCCCAACCTCATTGCGATCGATGAGGAAAAGGTCTGACTTAGCAGGTGTTGCGCCATTCTTAGCGGTGAAGCTAACAAATGGTGAAACAATTACGTTCAGACCCATTGGAGCTGTGGTATTGAGTGCGCCCTCAGCTGACTGTGGACGGTAACCCCAGCTTTGATTGACTCCAGAGGCAGCCCCGCCAGCGTGGAAGATGGCATCCTTTAGGAACACCGACCACATTAATGGGTGAAGCATGAAGTCTGTTGGAATGTGATTTTCAGCCATAAGAACAGCAGCCATGTCAATGATATCATCCCATGTCACGGTATTGTTGGCTGCGCCATCAATATCCAAACCTGAAGTGTTATCATAAGCAACGTCATCGTTATCAAAGACGACAGTAGCTGCATCCTTAAAGCGGCTCAGAGCAATTTGCTCCTTAAGGCGAGCCATGGCACGACCTGCTGCACGAACGTGTAGACCAACAATGTCCCAAAGGGAGTCAGCAACGACTTCTTCGGTGAAGGCGAGCTTAACGCCCTTCTTTGAGACCTTGCCCTCTACCTGCTTTGCAAAGGCGAGTGCTTGCTCTGGGTACTCTTGACCCTCAGGGATTTCGGCAGCTTGGATTGCATTGACTGCTGGAAACTCCAATGAGCGCCCCTTGCCGAGGCGAACTGTTGAAAGTAGTGGAGTCACAAGTAGCTGTGGCTCTGCTGCTTCCCTCAGTGTGCGAGAGAGAACCTTAGGGAACAACGCAGCTGCATCAGGAGATGCAAATGCTTCCTTAATTGTTACTCTATTCTCTTCATCGATGTGTCCGTCCTCAGTCAGTGCAGCCTCCCAAGCTGGGAGACCCGAGAGGAGCTCTTGGATTGTCTTACTCATCTTAGGATTTTTCCTCCTGTGTATATTGTTTTATCAGAGTGTTAAGTTGACACGGAATGCGCCAACAACGTTATTAACATCCAGGTTAGCTCTAATACCGAGCTTGCCCTTATAATCTCCATCACGAGTAAGCTCGTAGACGGTCTTTAGTGCACCTGGATCAGATGGAAGCTGCATGTAGCTGAGAAGGCCATCATCGAAGTTTGTAGCAAACTTCTCAACTTCGATAACCTTGCCAACCTGCAGGTGAGCATAAACAGCATTGCTGTTGAACTGCTCTGCAGCGGTGAGCTTCACTGGGCGGCCCATATGGTCCGCACGGATTGCATCACCAATAGCAAGGGCATCATTTAGACCCTCAACCATCGGGTACTCTACATAACCATGGGTGATGAAACCAGCACCCTGTGAGGTCCCCTTGTCAAAGGGTCTGTAGAGGTCATACTGAGCGCAACCGATTGGTACTGAACGCGCAGGAACAGTAACTTCATCAGTTGAACCGGTTGTGGTGCTGGGGGTAGCTCCATCAAGTGGATCCCAGCCGCTCATTGTATCGCCCCAAGTTACAGCTGAAGCCGTACCGTTAGCGGGAACGATTCTTGCGTCGCCATTTGCATCAGCAACGACTGAAAGTATGGTACCTTTGGTGATAACAATCTCAAATCGATCATCCTCACTGTCATAATACCAAGTAGGAAGACCCTGATCTGGCAGCAGGTAGGCGCTGGGGGCAATACCCTCAGAAACTACGAAACGACCTGCACCGGTCTTGCTATGTACCTTGCGAAATTTTGCTAAACTCATTTAATTCTCCTTATAATAATCAGAGTTTACGTCTGCCCATTAATGTGTCAACAAAAAGCTGTTCGAACTTCTCCTGTGGAGAGAGGGAATTGTTTTCACTCTTCTCAGAATCTACAGTAAGAACATTATCTTCCGCTACAACCTCAGCTTCAGACATCACTTCTGGTAGGGAGGGGAGTTTAGACCTAATAGCAGGTGTCTTAGCTAAATCTCTAAGACTATCTGCCAAAGAAGAAGCTGTACGTGACGAATGTTCACCTATCAGTGATTCGCGATCTTCAACACTCTCCATACCTAAAGCGATCTTGGTGTCAACAACTCTTTCAACGAGAGTCATGTGTAATGCACCTTTGAGCTTTGCATTCTCAACCTTTAATGTTGAGATCTGCTCTTCAAGAAGGGCTTTTTCTGCCTTCAACTGCTCAATATCTTGCTCATCACTACTTTCATTTGTAATGAGATCACCGTCTTGATCAGCTTCCTCTTGAACTTCATCATCTTTTATTTCAACTTTTCCAGATGATGATTCTTCTGGCTTTCCAGCATTTTCGGAATCTACGTTTTGTACATCCGCCTCTTCTGAATCGTCAGCAGAACTTTCCTGGGCCTTATCTTCTTCAACCGTTTCTTCATTTACGGTTTCTGACCCTTCTTGAGATGTTTCCTCAGAAACTTCGGAATCTGCGACAGCTTCTTCCTCTTCTGATACTTGCACATCTTCTTCAGCACCATTTGACTCTTCGGTCACCTCTTCTTCAGAGGTGGAAGATGTGATGCTAGACAAATCCTCACTTAGGCCAGTAGCCACAGCTAGAATGTCTTCCTCTTTGGTAACATCATCCATTATAGAATTCTCCTCAGATTTTACTTTTTCGGAATCTTCACAAGATAGTAATGAATCATCTTCATTAATGTCACTTTCCATCTCTTGTGCAGCTAAAGCAGTTAGAAAAGCGCCTTTTAACTGAAGGTAGGCCGGTCTTGACTCTTTCTTTCTCATACCTTTCAGTATTGATTCATTTTCTTGAACAGAAACTATATCTTCAGTGTCCATAGAGAGAACGAATGCTGCGCTTTTTGCTACCCAATTTTCTGAGTCAGCAACTGCTGCAGAACCATCTTTTACAGAAGTACTTCTTACTCCTGATTTTTGATCTGCCGGTTGATTTACAAAAGAGTATTCCTTAAATGAAATATCTTGCATATCTATATATGCCAGTTTACCTTTGTAAACCTTACCTCTTTTATACTTAGGTAGTCTAGGTCTTCCAGAATCTGTTTCCTGAGCTAAATCTTCTCCACTTATACTGCAGACTGCTTTACCTGCTCTTCCACCAACTGAACCTGTGAGATATCTTTTATCTAGAACTTTCTGTGCTGCAACGGGATCCGTAATTGCTATCTGAAGCCTAACAAAACTAGAACCATCTTCTTCTTTATCCATTTTAGCGGCCATGACTCTGCCAATTGGCTCAGTATTAAGATCGTGATTTAAAATTATTGGCTTAGGATAAGGAGATACCCATGACTCTAGTGCTGCCGCTAGCTCATCAGCTGAATAGTTATTATAATTAGCCGTGAGGCCTTCATGAATTGCTGCGACCTCTATTATTAGACCATGCTTTGAGTTAAAAGATTCAGAAAAATCTATATTTGAATCCTTGAAGTCAGGAAGTTGAACAGTGAAACTTTCAACAAAATCTATTGACATATCGCACACCTTTTTGGTTGTATTGTACACATATAGTAAATTTATTTTTATAACATTGAACAAATTTATACAAATTTATATTAATTCAAGAACTTTACTTCTAGAATCTCCGTTTTTTATTATATCTTCAAGCGCTAAAGGAGACATTATATGCATCGCATATATGTATGAGGCGCAAAAAAGCTTATAACCATTCTCTTTGCATGACCTAGACCAACTAACGTCTTCCCCCTGTCTATGTACAGAATAGTTAACGTTTTGATAAACATCTCTACTCATCATTTTAGCAGCCATTATTACATCGCATTGGAAGTATGTACCTAGTGGATATTCACTTTTCCTATATGCTCTGTTTGAATCTGACTCTGTCCAGCTCATTACACTAGGATACTGAGTTCCAACTGGAGTCATAAACATCAAAGGATTAACGGCATCAGCTCCATTATCTATATGAGATGTCAAAAGTCTTATTGTATTTGGATTAGATAATATTATATCTGAATCTAAACTGAAATAATAATCTGGAGATATATCCCTAACACGCTTAAGTATGGAATTTCTTAGAGATACCATATTTTCATACTTAGACAATGTCCACTGTCTACCATTATCCCTGTGAGCAAAGTGTGCAATGTCTTCTCTTTGATTTATCTCAAATAATCCTAAACTTTTATCTGAAACTTTCCAATTGTTTAATATTTTTAAAGTTTCATGATCTTCAGGTGATACTTCAAATATAAAACCAACATCTTTAAAATTTAAACCTTGAGATTTAATAGCTTTTATCCAAAGCGGAAGTATCCAATCCCTTTTATAAATGGGGCATCCTATTACAAGTTTCACTCTTCTTCTTTTTTACCTTCTGAATCTTCCTGCGTTTCATTTTTAGTTACTGCTTGTCTTTTGTTTGATGTTTTTACCTGTTGCTTTTCTTGAACCTCTTTGACGGCTTGTTCAGCGGTAATTTCACCTGTAATATCAATATCCTCATTGTTTAATGGCTCTGCTAAACCTGATATATAATCAACTATATCAACCATCATTTCAAGTGCAAGTCTGGCTTGACCATTTGCCACTGCTCTTTTAAATGCTTCACATGCATCATCTGTTCTGGCGTACGTTCTGTGATTTTCATTGGTTAATTTAATCTTCATTTAAATTTATTTCCTTATCATTTTCGTCTGTATAAACAACATTATACTCTTCATCTAGCAAACTTTCAACTGCACTTAATAAACTGCTATCTGACCTCTTAATATCGGGAGATGTTCTTCTTCCCTGCTGATTAGCAGGACGAATGGCATTTCCTACGCCTCTTCTGTTATTGGGCAAATTTCTCCGACCACCAGAGGATGATTGCTGCTTATCTCCATCTTTTTGTACATCTGTCATTGATTTCATCTGCATTTGAGACTGTTGAATTTTCACTTGAGTGTCTGCTTGAATGTTTTGGAATAGACCATCCATATCAGCCTCCGGGTCTACCCCTAGCTGAGTTCTTGCTTCTGATAGAGTTATTACATTGTTAACGTATTTCTGTATTACATGTGTTTCTTTTTTAACTTGAGTATCTACATCAATTTCATTAAATTTAAAATAACATCTATCAGAAGATCCATCGCTATATGGTGTAGCTATTGGGTCAAAACCACCCTCTAATAAAATCTCATTAAATATATGAACCCTTACTATCTCTGCAAATATTTTTTGATATTGTTTGACCTTATCATATAACGCAGTGTCTAACCTTTCCGTAACAGATCTATTTCCACCATTCATCATCATACCCAAATGATGAGGTGCAACCCCAAGTCCTACGGCCACTCTTTCTTTGAAATGGTCTATATAAGAACTTGCATCTAGAGCTTGATTATTTGAACCTACAATCTCTATATCATGTCGATGAGGAAGTATTAATCCTCCCTCTGTCCTCATACTTTCTATCTCCGCAGCTGCTTTTAGTATTTCATCTGGCTCTGCCGGCTGCTCTGGAGTTCCTATTCTATATTTATATAATGGAAACAGCTCTCTATGAACCAGGTTTTGTATATCTTCTTCCATTTGACGAAGTGCAACAACATCGTCTAATACGTTAGATAAAAATGGTGTACCAAAAGCTCTACCAGGTTTTTTATCAAAGTGCATATGAATAACTCTATCAGCGGCCCAAACAGGATCTCTGTCTGTAGGGGCATACGTTAGTGGATCGGTCGATTGCTGATAAGATTTAGGTCTATTAAATTTGTCTCTTAGTATTTTAACTTGTTCAGTTGGAATCAAATAGTATCCGACTAAAGTTTCCGTTGCATTAACGGGAGTAATTTTTGATGGAAAGTAACCTGTCAAATCCCCTCTTGCTTTAACTACAAAAGCATTAGCAAATTTTAACAATTGGTCAGAAACTTCAATCAAAAATTCAAGAAATGGCCTTTTCATTGCCATTTCCATAAAATCTATTCTTTGATACAAATACTCAACAGCCTCTGGATTTTCTCCAACTATTTGCCACCCTTCTTTCCAAAAGAGTTCTTTATATTTAGTTATAGCCTGCTTTACATAGGAATCTGTATCTACAGCTTGTATAATCCTATCAAAATTATAAGGAGAAGGTTCAAAGTTAGTTCTAGTATTATAATAATAAGTAGTACCCTGATAACCTAAGGCCAACGCAGCTACTTTCATTATCTTATTAACCGACCTGATCTGATCATCAGTTAATGTCGTAGCTTCCAACTGTGAATTAAGTTTTGCATCTAGTTGCCTGAATGGTAGGTAGTCACGTACGGCCATTTAAATCTCCAAAAATAGAACTGAATGTAATAGTAGTTATTTTTTTATACCTTTACAAGTTAAGGTCATTCAGCGGAATTATTATTTTCAAATGTATTTTTAATAATTAAATTCTTGACTGACTCCAACCAAAACACAGTCTCGCCTTCTGAAAAATCACTTCTATATGACAGGTTGGCGTTTGATATGTTTATCTCTATAGAAAATTCTGTTTTTACTTCCGTATCAGTATTATTCTCTGATAATTCTAACTCTACATTTTCCGACATTATAAACCTCACTTAAAGTCTTTGTTTTCTTCTTTTTTGTTAGTTGCAACACCTTCGCTATTTAAGGAATTTTTAAGTGACTCCAATTGAATAGAAAGCTGTCGAATCGTTGTATCTTTAACAATTATATCTGTCATTAAAGAACTTATTTTTTCATTAAAAACTTGTATTAATATATTAACATCAATATCTTCCATATATACCTCTTCTAAAGATGGATAATAATATCACAGAGATTCTAGTTGTGCAACCCTGCTACGGAGGCTCTTTATTTCTGCTACACATATAGCTATTAAATCTGGCCACCTCCAACCTGTTGGATTTAAGTTTTCATCAAAAGTGGCCAATATCCCACCCATTACTTGAGATATATCTTCTGCTATAAAACCATGTTGAATATCATTTTCCCTTAATATTTTATCCTGTTCTAATTCTTCATCTTCACCAAGATAAGAAGGTACATATTTTATAGGATTCAAACTATCCATAATAAAACCACTATAATCAAATGTTTGTATATTATCTTTCAAATATCTGTTCGAAGCGAACTCGGCTACTCCTCCAAAAGTTGTACTCCTAAGTAGGAACCTATAACCCGAAGTGGTTGTTGTTGCTGGAGCATTCATATACAGCGATGGTCCAGTTCCATTGGAATTAGTGGTATGTGCAGCAAAAATAAGAGTACCATTTGCAACTAGTCCTAAACCAGTACCAGTACTTCCATCCGAATATCTATATATTCCCGTATCAGTATCGTTAGAGAATCTTAATGGAAGGGCACTTGTTCCACCATTCTGGGCTATATAAAAGTTGTTAGATTGAATATAGCTAGACGATGACCCCCCAAGGCTAAAAACAGCCAAACCACCAGAGCTAGTATTCTGATATAGAGATGCAAACGTCGCTCCCCATCCCTTCCAGTTAAACTCTGGCCTACTAGAACTTGCACCATTAATAAATGTTGCATCGCCGGTTTGAGAATCACACTCAAAAGAAACTCCTCCAGTACTCGCAACTATTTTTGATACATCAGAAGAATTATCAGATTCAAATCTGATCTCACCTGCACCGCCACCTCTGTTATAAATATAAATTCTATCTTCCTGAATTGCAACGGCATCATTGTTGTCTGTATCAGAATTTGTCCTTATGATACCACCGGTAACTATAGCACCATTAATCTCAAGATCACTGGTAGCGGTAGTTCCGTTTAATGTTATATTTGTACCATCCCA